CCGACGAGCCGGGGCGGTTCACGGCCGCGCCCGAGACTGCCGGCACGCCGCAGGCGCGCAAGGCCATCGGCGAGCTCATCGTCGAGTCGGACGCATTCAAGAATTTTCAGCCAGGCACCAAGGGAAAGCAACAGTCGGTCGTGAAGATACCGGGGGCCGATCTGAAGGCCGTGTTCCAGACGTCAGCGGGTTGGGCTCCCGAGTCCACCCGTATCGGGCGGCTGATCGAGGAAGCACTGCGGCCGATCCAGGTCGTCGACACCATCCCGGGTGGCGAGACCAGCCAGGCTGCTATCGTCTACATGGAAGAGACGACCGTCACCTCTGCAGCCGCAGAGCGGGCCGAAGCTGCGGCCTACGCCGAAAGCACGCTGGCACTCACTGAGCGGACGAACACCGTGCGCTCGATCGGCACCAGTATCCCGGTCACCGACGAGCAGCTCGCCGACGTGCCTGGAGTCACGGCCTACCTCAACATGCGCCTGCCGAATCTGGTGCTACGGCGCCTCGACGGACAGCTGCTGACCGGTGACGGCATCGCGCCGAACCTGGAAGGCATCAACAACCTGACCGGCATTCTGACGCAGGCGGTCGGCGCGGACACGGTGCCGGACGCGGTCTACAAGGGCCTGCGGCAGGTGCGCGTGACTGGCCGGGCGATACCAAATATCGTCTACGCTCACCCGAACGACTGGGAGAGCATTCGGCTTCTGCGGACCGCGGATGGTATCTATATCTGGGGCAACCCCGCGGATGCTGGCCCCATGCGGATCTGGGGCGTGATGGTAGTCGAGACCGACGCGCAGACCGAGAACACGATTCTCGGCGGCGACACCACGTATGCGCAGCTGTTCGTGCGGCAGGATCTGGTCGTAGAGATCGGATTTGTCAACAACGACTTTCTGGATGGCCGACAGACCATCCGGGCCGGCCTGCGGGCCGCGTTCGTGGGCTACCGCCCCGAGGCGTTCGTCCAGATAACCGGAGCTTAGGCACCGGAGCAACTTCGAGCCGGGGGCCAGCTGGCCTCCGGCCGTATTGAGGGGAGCAAATGGGCGTAATACAGCCAGGAACGCAGGACCCGAAAGCATACCAGCGCATGGCGCAAGGCGAATTTCTGCTGTCATCGGCGCAGCTGCTGGCGCTCAACGCGACGCCGATTACGGTAATCGCAGCACCCGGCGCCGCGCGGGCGATCATCTTCGAGGGCGCGCTGATTCATAAGCCGGCTGGCACCGCATACGCGGGCATCGCCGCCGGCGAGGACCTGGCATTTAACTACACCAACGGCGCCGGCCTGGAGCTCGCGCAGTGCGAGACGACGGGCTTTCTGGACCAGGCGGGCGCCGAGGCCCGATACGTGAGGCCGCATACCGCCGCGTCGGGGATATCTTCGATCACGCCGGTGGCGAATGCGGTGGTAGTTATCCAGCTGCTCGTCGGCGAGATCATCACCGGAGACAGCCCGCTGCACATCAGGGTCTACTACCGCATCGCGCCGACCGACCTGATCGCAGGCTAATGGCTGGCGTCGTCGCTCACCGCGCGCTTTGGGTCGACGAGGCCGGCAAGCTGTCGACCGAGCCGGTCACGGGCAGGAAAATCGCGGTAGCCAAGGGCGCCGTTATCCCGCCGCGGCTTTGCGAGATATACGGGCTGTCGGTCACCAAGGCCGGCAAGGTAACGCAGAAGAAAAATGCGCGAACGAAAGAGCTCGACGGTGATGGTTATACGGTGGCCAAGGCTGACGGTGATTCAGAGCCAAGTGCCAGCGGTGCCGATGATGCTGGCGGACCGCCTGCCGCTGACGGTGAAGGCGAGGGCCCAGCGCCTGGCAAACGCGGCAGCGGCGGACTCACCGTCGGAGAAGGACCCGACAAACACTCCAGCGCCGGGGCAAGCTGAATAGATGGCCGCCCCTACTGCGGCCGAGGTCAAGGCGCAGGTCAAAACGACCTACACCGACGAGACCGTTCAGGAAATCCTGCTACAAGCGGAGGTCGACGTTGTCGAGCAGGTCGGCCCGCGATTCGGGGACACCGTCGGCTACGTGCTCGATTTCGACCCCGAGCTAACCGAGCTCATCGAGCTGTCACGGCGTGCCGCGACCATCACGACGGTCGTCGAGTACACCGACGCGCGCCACGAGCCTACGAAAACGACCCTCGCTGCCAACGACTACGAGCTGTCGGCTGACAAGGGAACGCTGCGCCGGCTGAGCTCGGGCACCAACGCCCGCAGCGTGTGGGGCTGGCATGTCGAGCTCATCTACGACCCGGCCGACGACGATATCCGGCGGAACCAGGTCCTGATTCAGCTGTGCCGGCTGGAGATCAACTATCGGTCCAGTCAGTCAGAGTCGGTCGGCGACTTCAGCCGGCAGCTGCTCGACCACGAGCGCGAGCGCAACCGGATCATGCGGCGGCTTGTATACCGTGGCCTTTCTTGACCATCTGACGCAGACGCTCACGCGCCGGCGCGTCTCCAAGGTCGCCGACACTCGGGGCGGCTACACTCCAACGAACACCGACGTCACGTTTCTCGGGCTGCTGTCGCAGCGGGGCACCGGCGAGGACCAGGTCGGTGGGCGCGACACGGCTCTGGCGGACTACCGGCTGTACTACCCGACGACCCTCGACCTGGTGAGCTCGGACCTGGTCATCGATGCCGCCGGGAATCAGTACGACGTCGGCGTGCCGCGCAATGTCCACGAGCTCGACGAGGTCGGCCAGTGCGATTGTCGGCTGAAGAGGGACAAGGCGTAGTGGCTGACGTCGCGCCCGAATACTCCGACGTGGTGTTGGAGGTCGCCAGCTGGGGCGAGGACGAAGGCGTCGCCGGCGAGGAGGCGTGGCAACGGCTACGCCAGCGGGGCTATTCTGAGCGCGACACTGGTCGGATAATGAGCGAAGCGGCCGACGTCATAATGCAGACCGCCAAGGCGATGCAGGCACACGGCGAGTACATCCAGCTCCTGCGGGCCGTGGGCTGGCGATAGTGGCTGACTTCACCGTCAAGACACGGTTCGACTTCCGGTTCTCCCGGGCAGCTGGCGCGATAGATGACGCCGTGGACGCCGGCGCTGCGTTCGCTGCGGCCTTGGTGAAGGCGCGAGCTCGCGACCTGGTCCCGGTCCGCACCGGTCGCCTGCGCGACTCTATCGAGATCGAGCGCGAGCGCCGGGCCGTCTACGCCGTCCGGGCAGGCGCCCCCTACGCTGGGTTTGTGGAGTTCGGGACGTCGAGGATGGACGCGCGGCCGTTCATGCGCCCCGCGGTGCGGGACACCCGCGCCACCGCCCTGGCAGAGCTCTCGAAGCGCGCCGGGCTGGCGCTGCGCAGGATCAGGTAATGCCGATAATCGACTTTGTCGGAAGCGTGCTACGCGTCGACGCCACCGTGCTGGCGCTGGTGCCGGCGCTCAATATCTCGGCGGGCCTGCGCCCGCAGGAGTTCGACACGCTGCCGGCGGTCAACTACTTCGAGATCGGGGCCGAGACGTTCGACCGTTCCATGGCCAGCAGGCACGACGTGCAGATATCCGCCCGCGCGGTGGAGCTCCGCGACGCGGTCGTGCTCTCGGAAGCATGCGGGCGGGCACTTTACAAATTCGACCCGCAGAGCGCAGAATCGGTCGACGTGCAGCATGTGCAGATAGGCTCGCGGGTCTCCCTTCCAGAACCGGACATTGACGCCTTCCACGTGGCGCTGACGATTTCATTCTCGGTGCTGAGCACCGTGGTCTGAGGAGCAAGGAATGCCGACATATCAGAACACCGCGCTGACGCAGGACCCCTCGCTTATCATCGGATCGGTCAAGACGGAGGTCGCGACCGTGTTCGGCGGCTCCTACGTCAACGTCGGCCTCGGCCGGTCGTTCGGCCTGGAGGAGCAGATAACGCCGTTCAGTGTCCAGGCGGACAACGGGCCCGACCCGATCGAAGGCGTGGCCGAGCACGAGGTGCAGCTGTCCATGGAGCTGCTCGAGCACTACGTGCCAACGCTCGACACCATCCGTGGCGGCATCGACTTGGCTACCGTGACGGCTGGCGTGCTGGTGTCCGGTGCATCGCAGGTGGTGGCGAGCGGCGCATGGGGCTATGACGACCCGCATCTGGTCGAGAACCAGAACGGCGACGGGTCCGAGCTGACCATCAACAGCGTCACGGGCGGCACTGACGGGGCCTTGGTAGAGGGTACCGATTTCTTCGTCGGACGTCGGAACCTGACCGGCGACACGGTCGTCACCATCGTCGACAGCGTTACGGTCACCACCGAGGCGCAAACGATGACCATTAACTACGACTACACCCCGAACGCCAGCCGCAATCTCTCGACCGGTGGCCTGGCCACCATCAGCGGCCGGGCGTACCGCATGACCAACATTCAGATCATCAGCGCCGCGACCAAGTCTCGCATCATCGACGTCTACACCGCGTTTTTCCAGAGCGGCGGCGTGCCGGCGACGTTCCAGAGCGACAACGCCGACGATCCGCTTACGGTCATCCCGATCGTGTCCCTCGGGAAGCTGTCGGCCGCGCGTACCGCCGGAGACCAGCTGTTCAAGATCACCGATGAAGTTGCGATTGCCTGATGCCTAACCGGTCTTTGTCATAGACACTCTCCCGCTGGGGGAGTAACGTGGCGGCGTGTTCGGGCCCTTCGGGGCCGGGCTGTGGTTATCGGGGCGATCTGGCTAGCGCTGGATCGCCCCGGTTGTTTCTGGAGACGCATAGCAACGCCCCGCGTTGACGTGGTACGTTGCCGCGATGCCAAACACCAGGCCGAAAGCGGACGTGACGGACCTCGATGTTCTCCGTCCCGCACGTGTCGAGTTCACCTTCCACGGGTTCACCGTCGACGTTGGGTTTACGCCGGCGCGGCTTGCCAGCCAGATAGAAGCCGTCTCGAAAGAGATGGTGCAGCTCGGGTCGAAGCTGCTCAACGCGAAGGGCGAGCCGATTCCCGACGACGAGTTGCAGCTCGACCGGGGCTACGTGGCTAAGGCGCAGGAGCTGCAGGCGCAGATATGCGAGCTCGTGTGCCAGCCGCAGCACGAGGAGCTGACCGCCGATTGGCTGCTCGACAACCTCAATCTCTCGCAGTTCTCGGCGCTCGTGACCGCCATTCTTGAGAACCTCTACGGGCCGCAGACGGCGGCGCTCAACAGGCTAGCCGCCCAGCAGGGCGACGAGGCGGACCCTACGCCGCCGGCGGCCGAAGCGAGCGACTCGTCGCCGGCGAAAACACCGGCCGCCACTGGGTCGACAACGTCTGCTCGCTCGCCCTCCTCTACCGCTGGAGCCCGGGCGACTGCTGGGAGCTGAGCTACGACCAGCAGATACTCTACGTCAATCGTGGGATTGAGCTCCGGCGGGGTCCCGAGACGCAGGAGCCTGCCACCGTTGGCCAGCCGCGCGACGGCGCCGCTACCACAAACCGACCGGCTCAGGGTAACGTCAGACGCACGCAGGTCGTCATCGACCCCCGTCAG